GGAGCAGCCGCCGGCTCCGCCACGCCCAACCGGGCGCGGTAAGCCGCCAGCGTGATAGCATCTTCCTCGGTCAGCATTCCGAGGTCTTCGGCGGTGATAAGCTGATCGAGTTCATCCTGCTCGTCGGGAGTCAGGCCAGTTTCCGTATCGACAGGTGCGGCCTGAGGCGTTGCAGCAGGTGCAGCTTCAGGCGTCGCAACAGTCGCGACGGGTGCCGGTGCAACTGGTTCAGGCGCAGGCGCTGGTGTCGGAGCCGGTGTCGGAGCCGGCTCCTCAGGCATGGGAATGCCAAGCTCCTGGGACATCCGCAGGACCTCCTCAGGCGTGACCTCAGGCTCGATCGAGATCGGGCCTGTCGGTTGAGCCCCGTCTTGAATGCCAGCAAGAGTCGCGGTGGATCTCGGAAGCGGATTTCCAGGATCGGCACCGACGGCCTCGGCAACAGCATTGGCAGCGCCGAGATTCTTCCGTGATCCAATAGTGCCTCCAATGAAACCGCCACTGGCAGCACCAATGAATCCGGCCTGGGCAACACCATCCATAACCCCGCGTTCAGGATCATAGGTGACCTTCGCAGCCATGTTGCCAAGCGTCTGCTCAAGAGACTCTTGGAGACCTTCAGTGACGGCACCCTCGATGCCGCCGCGGATCATGTTCTGAGTCCTGACACTCGCGGCCTTCGGGATCATTGCCTCAGCGAGTTTTGATCCAACGCCACCGATCGTCTGGCGACCGGCGCCACGACCGATCTTGCCTGCCAAGCCGAGCACACCCTCGGTCACGGCTCCAATCGGAGCGCCAATGGCGAATGCTGCTGTCTCCATCCGCGGCAACTGAGCGCGGAGATCATCAGCACCAGCGACATCACCAATGGCGAGGCGTTCAGCAATTCTGCGATTGACTGTGCGGCGGGCATCTTCAGCAGCCTGCTCACCAGCCGACAGTCCGTACACAGCACCGCCAGCGATAGGTCCGCCAACGAGCGTTGCAGGCAGCAACCCAGCGACGGAGCCGACGCCACCCATGACTTGGCCTGGGATGGTTTGCTCGACGCCGGGTATCACCGGCAGTTCCTCAGCAGCGGTAACCAAACGCTCGCCGGCCTGAGTGATCGGGCTTCTGGCAAGGATAGCAGCCTGCTCTTCAGGTGTGACTGCGACTTCAGGAGCACCGGCCTCGAACACGCGGGCGAAACCCTTTGCGGCCTGGCCAAGCATCCTGCCAGCAGCACGTGGCGCCTCGTAAAGTTGGCCTCCAACGGTCTCCAACGTACCAACATCGCCGGCGCGGAGTTTGGCTGCCTCTTCGGCAGTGGTTTCGGCTGCCAGCTGCTCCTGCCGCTGTGCCAGAAGCCCCTGTCGGATCGCCTGGTAATTCTCGCGGACGTAGCCCTGCGCCTGCTCCTCGGTAATGTCATCCGGGAACGCTAGCCGGCCAAGCTCGCGCCCAAAGTCGATCTCGATGCCCATGGCGTGAGTGTTACCGAGCGCGGAGCGGCGGCAATCCTTGAATGGCTGATATCGGGATCACGCGGTTGGTGCCCTGTGGGATACCACCAGGGATCGTGCGCTCACCGCGGCGTTCAGCGCGTTTCTTCGCTTCGAGGTTTAGGTCGGCCATAATCTCGTCGGCGGAACGGCCCATTGAAAAGGCTTCATCCTCAATGACCTTAAGGTTCCCTTCTCGATCACGTGTCAGGTTGAAATCCTCGATGCCTTTGTCCTGGAGCGATTGAAGCTGCTTGCGTGCGGCCTCGATGTCATCAGTGATGGTGGGTTCCGTGTCTTTCCTGGCCATGCGTTCGGCAACCATTTCAGGCGTCAGGTTGACCTTCATCTCTCCTTCCGGAGTGATGACCTTCAAAGTGCCCGCAGTGATCGGCTTCGCGGGAGGCGTAGCCTTCGGAGCAAGCGGGATAAACTCACGACCATTCATTCGGATTCTCGGAGCACCTGGTGCAGGAGCAGCCATCGGTTCGGCTCCACCAAAGATATCGGGCGCACTGATTGCCTGGATCTGGTCTTGGACCGCGGTAGGAAGCTCGTCAGCCGGAATGAACCCACGCCGGATCAAAGCCGATGTGATGTCCTTATCCTGGGACATCCGTTTCGCGGTGCCACGGAGCATACCGGCACGAAAAGCAGGGCTTTGAACGATCTCGGGCGCCAGCGGTGGTTGAGTGCCGTACATTCCAGCAAGTTCAGCTTCAGCGCCTACCAACTGCTCCTGTTGAATGCGACGATCGCGATTCTTGGCAGACGTAGCATAGTCGGGCTCCCCCTGCTCGTTGAGCACCAGGTCTTGTCCAAACTGTGCGGCAGCTGCATCAAGCCGAGCACGGCGCCGCTCTTCGAGTGCAGCGGTACGCTCCTGGCCCAGCTGGTTGTAATAGTCCTGCCGGATCCGCGCCTCTTCCTGCCGCTGCGCAAGAGCATCCTCACGCGCCTGGCGCTGCTGTGCCAGCTGCACGCCTTGAAGGTACGACTGCCCGATGTTTTCGAGTCCTGAGAAGGGATTGGCCATAAATCAGACTTTCGGCATGATGTTTTGCTGAGTCGTCACAAGGTCGCTGGTGCCTCGATTTTGCGCTCCCAGTTGCGCGAATCCCAGGTTCGTCAATCCTGATCCAAGCGATCCGAGCCCTTGCCCGACCACTCCGCCAGCACTTGGCATCGAAGCGACTCCAGCCAGCGCGTTCATTCGTGAGATGCGTTCTGACTCTCGGAGGCGAGCGATATCAGCAGGTGTAAACTCGTAGTTTACAACAGGCGCCAACGGCGTCGTGCCAAGGATGTTGGCAAACTGTTGACCGCCGGCCTGCTGCAACGCGAGCGACGTACGCCCAAGATCGCGGGCAGTCAGATTTCTCGCGGCCTGGCTTCCAGCAAACCCACCAGACACTGCCCTGCTGGCAGATTGGCGCTGAACCTGCGCCGCCACATCTGGTGGCAGTTCTCCGCGCAGAAGCGCCAACGCATTCTCAGCGCGCTTGGCTTGGGCCTCCTGGTAACCAGGCACCTGAATGCCGAGAGATTCCAGTAGTTGAGCGCGAGCAAATGCGTTGCGCTGCGCTTCCAGTTCTCGAGTGCGAGGTGCCAGCTGTTCGGATTCTGCAACCATTGCTGGAATGTCGAGACCAGGAGTTTCAGCAGCTTGTCTGGCCTGTTTCCTTGCGGAACTGGCTGACGATGCCTGAAGACCCATTCCGACACCTGCCGTGACAACTCCGGCTCCGATTGCTGTGGCTACGAATGACATGGTAAGTATTGGTTCTGCCTCACGTAGGTGAGGTCGTTCAAAAGCTCTTCCGGATCCTGCTTGTTATCGAGGTTGAGGTGGACCGTGGTCCATACCGTGTCCTCATGGATCAGCAGCACGCGCCGCGTCCCGGGCTTGGTGATGCCGGAGTACGGAGCCGTGTAGGTCACGCATCCCTCGTTCTCGCTGACCACGGTGACCTTGCCCTTGGTGATGAAGAACGGGTTGTCGAACTTGTGGATGCGGCTGGTAACAACGGATCCAGCAGGCATGAAGATTTCTCGCACGTACATCCCATCTGGGAATGTGTGCGTAAGCGGGCACTCCTGAGGTGGAAGGTTGGCAACGAACGCTTCCCAGCGATCGAGCCGGTCGTCGAACGACACGGATTCGTCGGCCAGGAAATCCAGCCAGGTCATCGGTTGTGCCGGGACGACCTCCATCAGATGAATCCTCCGAAGCGGTACTCGATCTTGGCCGACCCCCACGGTTGCACGTTGATCACGCTGCGCTCGTTGGGACTGTACGCCTCCAACTCGTTGCGCAACGCCCGGAGCGCCAGCTGGATCTCACGCTCGGCCTCCTGGTACTGGTTGCGATCCTCCTTCTGGATCGCCTTCATCATGTGCTTGACCGCCTGGAGATTGCCGATGAACAACCAGTCGGAATCCACAACGGCCGGGATGAACTCCAGGCGCACGATGGCTTCGACCACGGTGTTCGTGCAGGACTCGTCCGGCGGAACGCATCCGTCGCCGTGGTCGATACAGCAGTTGTCGTTGCCGTTGTTGCAGCCCTGGGTGCCACCGCAGACCTCGGGCATATTGATCAGGTAAGTACGGCGATACTCTGGGTTCTGCTCGCTCGGGCCCCAGATGGCGATCTGGGTCTGAACAAAGGTCGTCGTGTTGTAGGCCACGACCGTAAGGCTGCCTTGAGTTAGCGGCTTCTGGGCGCCCGTCAGACCTGGCATCTTGAACGTGTTGACGGTCTCAACGTAGGCGGTCACGGCCGGATTCGGCAGCGTGACGTACTCACCCCAGACATATTCACCAGTGACTGCGTCCAATGTCCGGATCGGCTGACCGGTGCCAGCATCGAGGCCCTGTAGAAGCACGCGCTTGCCGGCGTCCGCAGTCAGCTGCGGATAGACTCGGATCTTCGACGCGCCGGTGAAGTCACGGTACTGGTACACCATGCCGCGATCCAGCAGCTGGTCTTGCTCGCAGCCTTCGCGACCGCAGCCGGTGCGCGGGGCGCGCTCATCGGTCTGGAACTCGTACCACTGATTCTGGATCGGGATGTTGTAGCCGCAGACGTTCATCGCCTCGATCGTCTTGACCTCCCGGGGCCAAGTGATGCAGCCGGCGGTGACGCAGACGCGGAGCTTCTTGTAGGTGCCCCACCACTTGCCCATCTCGGAAAGCCGCTCCTGCGCCTCGTTGAGCAACTGGACGAAGCGATCGTCGCAGGTGGCCAAACCGACAGCCTGCGGGATCGTGGAGTTCTTGGCTTGGGCGAGGGTCTTTCTCATGTCAGCGAATGGCTCGGGCCATGACTTTCCATTTGGCCTCGGTGATGGCGGTCGCTACACCGGTCGTCTTGTGGTAAACGTAAATCGGGGTTCCACCGCTGGCGCGCACAAGGCCAATCGAGGTCGCGTTTGAATAGCACCCCGTGATGATTCCGTAATTGGTCGTCCACGCGAGAGACCTGGAGGAAACGTAATCGTTCTGGGCATAGCCAGCGTCACCGCCCGCGTCCGTGCAGATGATTCCAATGTCCCACGTCAGAGGATCGACTCCAAGTCCGTGAGTGAAGCTCACCGCCGCACCAGCCGCCGGAATCGCTTGGTAGCTCGCCACTGGCGTGATGTAGCCGGACTCCCAAACCGAAGCCGGGGTCGAGTTGGTCCGAAGAAACTGTCGATCGGTTCCAGGGGCAAAATTTGCTGGCCCGATGTTCAGCCCTGGGTTGAGCAACTGGAAGCGCGTGCCGTCGTAGACCACGACGCACATTTGGCCACCCAGAATGTCGTTGGCCGACAATGGCGTGGTGCCGTACTTCGTGATCGCCTTGGCCGCCAAACCGTCTACGGATAGCGTGCTGGCACCGGTGTTGGCAGCGGCCGCTCCGAAAGCGTAGGCCACACCAGTGCGGTACGCCTGATTCACCCCTGGTGACGCCGGAGAAAGCGTCACGGTGTAGGCGTTCGGGGCGCCACCGCCGACACCATAGGTGAACTGCGTGGTGAGCCTCGACCATCCAGCAGGAGCCGTCGTGTTGTACTTGAGCACCTCGACGGGGTTGTTGTTGGCATCCAGCCGCAGCCAGTACAGACCGAGGTTTGCCGGCGCGACCGCATTCGATGCCCACTCCGGAGAGGTCGTGAACTGAGCAATCATTGCGGCCGCGTAGGCGTCCAAGCGATCCTGCTCGGAAGCGAAGCAGGCTGGCGGCGGCAACACGCCGGCGGTGAGGTTGATCTCGGGCATGGCTAGATGCGGTAAGTGTAGTCGTTGGGCTTACACGGGCCTGGGTCGCATTCAAGCGCCAAACAGCCCTCGGGACAATCGAAATAGAAAAACTGCTCCAGCGGTGCAACACAGCGTTCTGGGCGCCCCTGGAGAAACGACGGACCGAAGCGACCGCCGTTGTTGAGAACCAATCCGTTGCCGCTCAGGCGCCGGACCGTGTTGCAGCCGATCTGAATGTTCTCGACGTACCGGAAGAAGTTTCCGGTCTCTGACGTGAACGGCACGTCCGGTCCAGGACTCGCGCAGGTGAACGTGTAGAGCGTCGGCGTTCCCGTCACGATCACCTCATCGTTGAACGACGGATCGCTGAATCCCTCTACCGTGGCGTGGGCGCCGAGAACCAGCTGGTGGGCCTTGTTGGTCGTGTAGGTCGCAACGCCACCCGTGCGCTGGTATCCGATCGGTCGGATCTCCCACGGAAAGTGGATGGGGTTGTTGATGCCAAGGAAGCCGCCCGTGGTAGAACCAGGAGTGCCAGCGTTCGCAACAGTGAATGTCGTAGTCGATGGCGTGCTGGCAACCGTGAAGACGCCGTTGAACGTACCGTCGGTAACGCCGACCGTCGAAATAGTCATGCCCACCTGGAGTTCATGGGCTGAAGCAGTGGTGAACGTCGAGACGTTGGCGGCCCGTACCGCAGAGGTGATCGGAATCTGGTAGTCCGTGGGGTAGTACCACAGTGACTTGTTCACGTCGTGGTTGTTGATCAGGAAAACAGCATCTATCGGCGCATACGCAGTCTGATAGTACCAAGAATCAGGGCCCGTCAGCAGGACGTCGTTGTTCTCGATGACCATGTCCTTATGCGCAGCGATGAACGTCGAATACGTCTCAGGGTTCGTGGCGCCAGTCGCAGCGATCAGAGAATACCAATCCTGCACGACGAGCGACACGAATGCCGACACGTTGAGCGCAGAGTTGTTACGGATCTTGGTGCCTTTGTGCTGGAACGAATCGACGTAGAAACAGGTGCCACGGAAGCCGTCGAAGTCGTTGTACCTGACCTCTGCACCACTGGTCTCACGCATCGTGATAGCATGGACAGGGCTTTGCTGGTTCACCGGGTCGGGACCACCGCGCACCGTGTTGCCCTCAAACAAGCACTCTGATGCGAAGATCCGCTGGCTGCGGAGCATGATCACCTGGCCGTCCAGATAGAGACCAGGCAGGACATCCGGTCCGCCCGTGTTCGCAGTGAACCGGTACGCATCTGGCGTGGAAATGATTGTGAGATTTCCGTTGAAGGTGGGGTTGGTGAATCCACTGACCGGCACCACGTCGCCAGGTCGCAACGTGTGCTTCATCACGCAGGTGTATGTCGCGATGCCGCCCGCCCTGGAGACCACGTTGATCGGGTTCACCAGGCTTGAGTATCCACCGATGGCGCATTGCGTGTTCGCCTCGGCGTTGCCGGGGTAAAGCGTGCTCTGGATGGAGTTCCGCCCCTGGTAACCGAAAGCGTTGTTCCTGACCTTCGCTCCCACCGTCAGGTCATCGACGTTCATCGGGAGGAACGATTTCGCGATGAAGGTTTCGGCATCGGCCACGCCCACGCCGAAGTCATAGAACTCGTTATTCTGAATCAGCGCGTTTTCTCCGACATGATTGATGCCGGCGACGGTGTATGAGGAGTTGACGCCAGCAGAGACCTGCGGAGTAAGCGGAACATTCGGGACGCTCCAGGCGCGAGCGTTCTCGTTGATGATCTTGTAAACGTAACCCGTGTCTCCAACGACCCCGGTATCTGGCCCCGCGTTGGCACAGCTGAACTGAGTCGGTGACGGAACACCGGTGATCACGAACGTGCCGTTCAGCGTGCTATCAGCGAATCCGGAAACGACCACGATGTCTCCAGGCGCGAACGGATGCGCGAGCGCGGTGTCATACGTCGCGACGTTGGTCAGGCGCTCGTACCCGATCATCGAGAAGACCGTCGATGGACCCGGGTTGGCGCAATAAACCTCCTGGGCTGACAGGAATCCTGCAACCACAAACGTGCCGTTCAGAGCGGGATTGGTGTATCCGGTGACAGTGATCGTGTCTCCGATCGTGAACCCGAAGTTCCACTGTGGATGCTTCGTGTAGATAGCGAATCCAAACGGATTAATGCGCCCCTGGGTAAGCACAACCCGGAGATCCCTCTGAAACGACATGGGCGTGATGTTCACGACCTGGCCGAAACCAACGAATGTCGCGTCGTTTCCGCCCCCCGATGTCACCACGTTGCTGATGTACTGCGAGATCTCGCTTACATTCGTGTACGGGGCTGGTACGACCGGTGGTGTGTATCCGGGGGTTGCAGCCGACTGAATGAAATGAGGGTAGGCGGTGTTGTAGGTGTTGACGCCGTTGGTGCGCTGGACCGATGTGATCTCGATGTCTGCGACGGAATTGTTCGTGTAATTGCCGTCGAACGTGATGCCCTCGATCAGCGTGTTCTTGCAATTCACGCCATTGACCGGAACGCCGGGATACGCACCAGGGGCGCCGACAGTGCCGCTGCCGAGGTAATTCCCAAGGGTCTTCAGCATCTGAATGTTGAAGCCGAAAGTGTCCCCTCTTTTCGTCGAGGTGTGGTCAGCGAACTTTAGGATCGTTTTTCCTGCGCCTTTGCCTGTGAAAGCGACGTTGTTGATAACTCCCTGAAAGCCCATGACGATCGAGGAGGTGTAACCGCCTCCGATCAAGTTGATCCAGCCATCCTCGACAACCAGACCAGAGTTTGGCCCTGGAACTGTGGCAGTGAATGTCGTTGGAGTAGGGGTCGAATCAACGCGAAACCCAAACTGCGCCGCTCCGGTTCCGTTGAACGTCGAATCAGTGAAGCCGTAGAGCGTGATTTTCTCGCCTACCACTAAACCATGTGGAGTCGCTGTCGTGAATGTCGCAACGCCTCCTATGCGGGAGCGGTTGATGATCTTCGCCCCTGGACTGGAACCCAGCAGGAACGTGCCCACCGGAAAATCGCAGCGTCCGGAAGCAATCAGACACTCGTTGATCGCCCAGGCGCTGTTGCGCAGCCCGCAGGGATCGGCACCGTAATCGACTGGATTGGTTGAGGGCATTTTAGGCGGAGAGGAGCGGACAGGCGACGCGACTGAGGTCGCCGTAAAGATCCTCCTGAAGGCGTTGAGCAACCATTGCCACGCGCTTGAGGCGGAACCGGCCCGTGTTGACGTAGCGGAGTTGGAACTCATAGCCGTCTCGAGTGAACCCACCGGTCTGAACGTCGCACTTGTCCGGAGGCTGCGGGAGCGCGATGCGGGATCGGGCGGGCGGCTGGTAGTACTTGACCTCCTGGCAGTTGATCACCGCAGGAGGACAGGAAATCTCACCTGGTTCGCAGTTGCGGTACTTGGCGCAATCTTTGAACTCAGCCCACGGCTGCCAGCACTCCCCCTCGTTGGCCTTGAAGTAGACCTTGGACTCAATGTTGCCCATCACCTGGTCATACCACTGATCGGCACTCACCAGGCGCTTCTTGTTGGCCGGTTCAGCGAACGTCAGCGAACGGGTCTCAATGGTCCACTCAATCGGAGCATCATCAAACCCATCGAAGTCGAACTGTCCGTTCTTGGTGATCTCGTAGAGTCCGATGTAGTCCTGGTTGAGCCCGAACACAAAGCACCGATCCGACCGCTTTACCCGGATCGTGACCATCTGGAACACGTCAACGCCGGTCCAGACGCCTTCCCATGCCGGAGGCAGCTTGCGGCCCATGCCGGAGACCAAATCAAAATCCATCACCACCATGCCGTTGTGAACGATGCCGCGGTTGTTCACCTTGCGCGGCTGGATGGTCATCAGCATCCGGTTGTCAAAGTTCACCGCGCTGGCAGCGGTCAAATAGAACTCCGTGTCGTATGCCAGCGCCCTCACGACCTGGCGGCTGATTGGGGTATTGCCGAACTCGGTGAAATCGCGCCTGGCGTAAACAAGCGACCTGATCCCGTCCTGAGCGCGGAAAATCAGGTCTCCGTTCACCGGCACGATCGACTCATGGTTGAACGACCCGAAGTTTAACAGAGCGAATCGCTGGATCGGATAATCGAGATCCTTCCAAACATCCCGGTCCACTGGTGCGTTGAACGCGTAGGTCGCGGTCGGCGTAAAAACCAGCAGGTCTCCGTCTCCCAGCGACGTGTCCAGGTTGGCAGCGAACGCCAGCCCGGTGATGGGCCCGTTGGAGACTGCAAAGGCTCCACCTTCATTGAGGAATGTGTTCTCGGTGAAACGGATCACGCTATCTCTCCCGTAGGCCGGATCTCCGTAGACCAGGTCTCCACCGTAGTATTCGGATCCGTTGGCGACCCACAAGCGCCCCTTGCCGTAAGCCATCGGACCGCCAACAGGGACTTCGTCGCCAGTTGCGCGCCGGAGCGTCGAGCCGTTGTAGAGGTAGGGCTGATTCTGGCCATCCTGGATCACCAGCCAGTTCTCAGCCTGTTGAAAGAAAACGTGCGACGCCTGCGGGTTGTTCGTCGCCATTTGATAGGCGTTGAACGCTGGACCCAGCAGCGGACCGGCGTCGATACCCGGGGAGTAGGTCGTGAACGTCGTTGGGCTCGGGACGGTCTCAACAATGAAGTCGCCGAAGAAACCTTCAGGAAAGAACGCACCTGGAGGTTCCGGCAACCGGACGACCATGCCAGGTGACAGGCCGTGAGGTGCGCCGCAGACATAGGTGGCGACGTTGGAAACGCGGCCGCGTGTCAGGACCTGGAACGTGAAATTGATCGGCGTCAGGTCCGTGACCTTGAATCCGTTGTTGATGTCAATCTGGAAGACCTTGCCGCCAATCGAAGCGAACAGAAACGGATCCGTATCATCGGCAATGTAGGTGCCGCACCCCTGGAACTGGCCTTCCTTAAACGCTGTTTCGACGGCTGCGTTGTAGTACCCGCCGTTGTAAACCACGGTCGGATCGTCGAACGTCAGGTTCTTCACCCAGATCCCCGGACGCGCCTTGGGAAACCCGCCGCGCACGGTCGTGTTGACCGCCCAAGCCAGCTGGTTGGGCTGAATCAGGGAGGGCGAAAAACCGCTGTCCACTCCGCCTTCGGCGGTGAGGAGGCCGTCCACAATGCGATTTTTTTCGGCGACCATGACGCTTGAACCGATTGAAAGCCCATCACAGGATTCCGGCAAGATGAATGAAAGCGCCGATTACTTGTCCATACCGTGGCGTACAAAAGACCGCTTCCTGATCGAGGCGGAGATGGTCCGCAAGGGCGGCTACATCATGCACGGCGGCGTGAAGTACGGGTGCGGCAAGTATCACCACTTTCGCCAGGCCATGACAGCGCTGTGGCCGCACTTCGACTGGCATGATTGGTCCGAGCTTTTGATTCGCACATTCGTCGAGAACCAAGAGGTCGGAATCATGGGACCTGGATCCTCCGGCAAGACCTACGATTCTGCCGCGTTCGGACTCTGCACGTTCTACATCTACCCGACTGGCACCTCGATCATCATGTCATCGACGACCCGCGAGGGTCTCCAGCTGCGCATCTGGGGCTCGATCAAAGAGCTTCACAACAAGGCCAAGGCCAAGCGTGAGTGGCTGCCTGGCCGCGTGATCGAGAGCCGATTCATCCTGACCAGTTCAGATGAAGACGCCGAGGCGCAGGACTTCCGTGATGGCATCATCGGCGTGGCGTGCAAGGTAGGCGGCACGTTCGTCGGCCTGTCGAACTACGTCGGCCTCAAGAACGACCGAGTGATGCTCATCGCTGACGAGGCATCGCTCATGGGGCGCGGCTTCCTGGATTCGGTCGCCAACCTCCGCAAAAACCCGGAGTTCAAGCTGATCGCGATGGGCAACCCCAAGGACCGCAACGACGCGCTGGGCGTGGTCTGCGAGCCGCATCCATCGTTTGGTGGCTGGGAGGGCTTGGAATACCTGGAGAAAACGCGCACCTGGAAAACACGGGCCCCAGGAGGCGTGGCCGTTCAGCTGTGCGGTTACGACACTCCGAACGCGAAGTTTCCGAAGGGCACGAATCCGTACCGAGGAATCATCACTCCGGAGCAGATTCAGGCGGACCTCGATTACTACGGCCGTGATTCGTTGCAGTTCTCGATGATGAACCTGGGGCTCCTGCCCCGGGACGGCGGCACCAGGCGCGTGGTGACCATGTCGCTGTGCGAGCAGAATCAGGCGTTCGACGACCCTGTCTGGGACCGCGCCGACAAGCTGACCAGGATCATCGGCATCGACGCGGCGTACTCCGGCGTAGGCGGTGACCGCTGCGTGATGACCGACCTGACGTTTGGTCCCGACACATCCGGTCGCATCGTGCTGGCATTCACCGAGGCGCCTATTGTGATTCCGGTCACAGCGATCAAGGCCCAACAGGCGGAAGAGCAGATTGCCGAGTACGTCCTGCTCTACTGCAAGCAGCGCAACATCCCGCCGGAACGCGTCGGCTTCGACTCTACCGGTCGCGGCACGCTCATGTCGGCGTTCGCCCGCCTGTGGTCTCCACAGGTCGTGCCAATCGAGTTCGGCGGCAAGCCGCTGGACCGCCCGGTGCGCCAGGGCGATCCAAAGACCGAGCGGGAGGCATACGGCAAGATGGTCACGGCACTCTGGTACTCGTCGCGCCTGCTGATCGAGAGCCGCCAGTTGCGGAAGCTGCCCCGCGAAGTCGCGGAGGAGGGCGCCATGCGTGAGTGGGGCATCGCCCGCACGGGACTCATCGACGTGGAGCCGAAGCACAAGACCAAGGAGCGCATGGGAAGGTCGCCTGACCTTTGGGACTCGTTTGTCGTCGCGCTCGAAATGGCACGCCGCAACGGATTTGAGATTGCCGGCGGCCAGGGGGTCGGTATTGTCAAGCGGCAGATGCCCAAGTGGCTGACGCGTATGTCAGAAAAGCGCCGGTCAGTGGAATCTGAACACTCATTAACCTACTCGTAATCTCATGGCCTCATTCAACAAAGTCATCCTGATCGGAAACCTCACCCGCGACCCTGAAGTCAAAACGCTCCCGAAGGGTACTGCTGTCTGCAACATCTCAATGGCGGTCAACCGCCGCTGGAAGAACGAGGCCGGGGACGACAAGGAAGACGTGTACTTCGCCGACTGCAAGGCGTTCGGGAAGCAGGCCGAGACCATTGGGCAGTGGGTCAAGAAGGGTCACCCGCTGATGATCGAAGGGCGCCTGACCCGTGAAGAGTGGGACGACAAGAAGACCGGAGAAAAGAAGTCTGCCACCCGGATTATGATCGAGAGCTTTCAGTTCCTGAAGGGTCGCGACGAGGGCGCCGCGCCGGCTCCGCGTGCCAGCACTGCGCCTTCGGCCGCCCCAAAGCCTGATCTGGACGCCGATGATCTGCCGTTCTAAACCTCGCCGATGAATCGAGACACGTTCCCTCCCGGTGGCTGGCAGTTCTACGAGCCCAAGACCAACTGGAGCCCCAAGGATGTCCTGAACTACGGGTTCTACGACATGGCTCGGTTGATTCACAATCACCGGTTGGCGAACAACATTCCGTCAACGATCGACCAGGCGATCAACGATCTCGAAGCCTACACCCGTGCGCGTTTTCCCCAGCTTGCGGCCACTCCATCAACCACAACCAATGTACAACCAAGGGTTTCAGGCTGTCGCACGTGCGGCCGCTAAGTTGCGGGAAACAGCGCAGGGGGCGCGGATCCTGGCTGAATGGCTAGGTGACGGCGGGACGCCTGTCGATCGGCAACTGGCGCAGGCGCGCATTGATACCTGCAACCGCTGCCTGCACAACAAACCCACCGATGCGCGGTCGATCACCAAGACCGTTGCGGAAGCGATTCTTGAGCAGGAACAGGCTCGCCATGACATGGTGATGTTCCTGCACGGCGAGGGCCTTGCGGGCACCTGCGATGTCTGTGGGTGTTACCTGAAGCTCAAAGTTTGGGTCCCGTTGAGCTACATCGGCGACCAGAAGATGCCTGATAATTGCTGGATTTCGCGGGAAACCAACCCAACCTGATTTCAAATGAGCTTCAAAGAACCGAGCAGAGTCTGGAATGTCGTCAGTGCCATGCTGGAGGCCGAGCAACCTCGGTCCCGCAACCGCGCACGCATCAACGCCGTGTTCAACGGCAATCCTCCGTACTCGGCGGAGGCGGCACGCGATAACCGGATTCAGACGACCGTCAACCTCCTGGAAGGCACGCGGATCATCCACGCCGCCCGCCAGCAGTTCACCAACGCGTTCCTGCAGCCGCAGAACTACTTCTCGGTAGGGCTCGATATCGGACCCCGCGACAAGCGCAGTCAGTGGGGAAACATCATCACCAAGCAAATCAACCGTGTGATGAAGCGGTCGGCCAAATACTCGACCGTGCTCGAATCCCAGTTCGCCGCCACTGTCCTTCACGGTATCGGCCCCGTCACCTGGTTGCGTGATCGCGACTGGTGCCCATCGGCTCGCGGCACCGAGGACATTCTGGTCCCCACGAACACGCTGACCTCGCTCGACAACCTGTCGCACTTCGCGATCTACACGTCGTTCACCGCCCAGGATCTGATCCGCATGACCAGGGGCGAGAACGTCGATCCCGGATGGAACCTTAAGTTGGTCAACCAGCTGCTGGCAGCGATGATTGAACGCGAGGCCACCAGCCTCCAGGTCAACGATTGGTCCGGTCAGTACTTCCCTGAGAAGATCGAAGAGGACTTCAAGGAGAACTCTGGCTACTGGGGCAGCGACGCCACGCCAGTCCTGCGCTGCTACGACTTCTACTTCCTGGACACCACGACCGACGACCCGTCCTGGCGCCGCCGGATCATCGTCGACCAGTACAACAGCGGCATCGGCAATATGCAGACCGCTGGCCAGTGGCTCTTCGATGCCGGTGACCGGTCTTACGGCCGCGACATCTTTGAGTTGATGCACACCCAGTTTGCCGACGGCGCCGTTGTCCCGCCGTTCCGCTGGCACTCTGTGCGTTCGCTTGGCTACCTGCTCTACGCGGTCTGCCATCTCCAGAACCGGTTGCGGTGCAAGTTCACCGACTCCGTGTTCGAGCAGATGCTCTGGCTCTTCCGCAACGTCGCGGACGGCGACATGGAGCGCATGGAGAAGATCGACCTCTTCAACATGGGCGTGATTCCGGAGGGTCTCTCCTGGGTTCCGCAGGCGGAGCGGCACACCGTGGACTACACGATGCTCTCGGGCGCCATGGCGATGCACCGGCAGATCATGGCCGAGTCCAGCGCGGCCTACACCCAGGACGTGAACGACGGCACTTCCAAGGAACTCACGGCCACCGAGGTCATGGCCCGCGTGAACAACGCCAACGCGCTCATGGGCTCGATGCTCACTCGCGCCTACACCCAGCAGACCTTCCAGTACCGCGAGATAGCTCGCCGCTTCTGCACGATCGACCATCCCGACTGCGTCCAATTCCGCCGCAAGTGCGAAGCTGAGGGCGTCGATCCGTCTGTGTTTAACAACCTCGACAGCTGGGACATCATGCCTGAGCGCGTCATGGGCTCCGGCAACAAGATGCTCGAGATCGCCCAGGCCGACCGTCTCATGGCCATCCGTCCGCTGCTGGCACCGGATTCCCAGGCTGAGGTGGTTCATATGTACGTCGAGGCCAATACCGATGATCCGCTCCTGGCGAATCGGCTTGCCCCGGTGGAAAACAAACCCGTCTCCCCGGCGGTCGAGCGCGCTACGCTGGCTTGGGGCACGCTTATCGACGGTCAGCCAGTGGTCATTGCCAGCGCTATCAACCGTCCGGAGTACATCCAGACGCTCCTGCAAATGCTCGGAGCTTCCATCGGCAAGATCGAGCAGGCCGGCGGTATGCCGACCATGGAGCGCGTCCTTGGCCTGGCCAACGTGATCCAGCACATCCAGGAGCAGATCCAGCTGATCTCGCAGGACCCCGGCCAGCAGGAGAACATAAAGCTCTACATGGACGGCATCGGCCAGGCGTCGAACTACATCAAGGGCTACGTCCAGCGCCTCCAGGAGCAGGCTCAGGCTCAGGCCGAGGCAGGCGCCGCCGGCAACGGCATGGACGCCGAGACGGCTGCAAAGATCCAGTCGATGATCATCACCGCGCAGTCCAAGGCGCAGATCGCCGCTGCGAACGCCGAGCAGAAGCGCATCCAGAAGCAGGTCGCATTCGAGCAGGACCAGCAGCGCAAGAATGCCAGCACGATCGCCGAGGCCCAGCGCAAGGGCGCTATGACTCGGGCTGATATCGCGGCCATGGATCTCAAGACTCAGGCAGATATCCTCAACCAATGATCCCAACACCCAAGCAAGAGTTTCAGCGCGACAAGGCCCGTCTACGGACCGTCGAGCAGATGCTCGAATCGACTGAACTCCAAGCCGCGCTCCTGGCGGCCTTCAACAATTTCTGCTGGAACCTTCCGCCATCCGAAAACCCGCAACACGGGTGGAACGCCAACTGCAAGCGCGCTGGCGCACGGGCGTTCCTTGAGGAACTGAAGGGTCTGGTGGATGTCCGCGAACCGAAGAAAACACAGACGCAAAACCTTGAATGAGCACCGAAACTGCACCTCCCGCTGACCGAGGCGGAGACTACACAGACGCCTTTGCAGGCATCGACGCGATCGAAGGGAATGGCCTAGAGAACCCGATGGGGTCCTCGATCTCGGCCACGGTTCCATCCGCGCCCGCTGCGCCTGCACCCGCTCCAGAGCCGCAGGCCGCTGCGCCGGCCGCGCCCGAGCCACAGAAGACCGACGACCTGTTCAACCTGGACAAGCTCGTTGCACCCAAGACCGAGCCCACCGCACCTGCCAAAGCGCCGGAGCCGGCCAAGCCGGAGCCCACGTCGCTCAAGCAATTCCGCGAGCAGTACGAACTCACCAAGAAGGAGCGCGACGACCTGGCCTCGAAGATCCAGGAGCTTGAGCGGGCCAAGGCCGACGGCACGAAGAAGGAAATCGAGACGGCTACCAAGGCGCTGAAGGACGAGATGGACTCGATCCGCAAGCGCGCCGACGAACTCGACACCGAGGTGCGATACCTCAACTACACGCGGTCCAGCGAGTACAAGCAGAAGTACGAGACCCCGCTGCGCGAAGCGTGGCAGACCGCCTTGGGTGACATCGAGGGAATCCGCGTCACTGATGAGGACGGCACCGAGCGTGATGCCAATCACCAGGACATCATGGCGATCATCAACCTGCCGACCGCCAAGGCTGCTATCATCGCGCAGGAGACGTTTGGGCCGGCCGCCCCCGAGATCATGGCTCACCGGCGCCGGATTCTCGAACTCACCCAGGCGCGGGACAAGTCCATCGCCGAGTGGAAGGAGAAGGGTTCGCAGCGAGAGATCGAGCAGCGCCAGCAGATGGAGCAGCGTCAGACCCGCTCACGCCAGCTGTTCGACAATCAGTTCAGCGAGTACGAGAAAACCCACGCGCAGCTGTTTGCCAAGGAGGATGGCGATGAAGATGGCAACAAGCTCCTGGACGAAAGCGACCGGCTGATTCGGATCGCGCTGAAGGGCGAAGGCATAGATGCCGATATGGGCTACGACGACAAAGTTGATCTCATCACCAAGGCCCAGGCCCAGGTCGCGCTGCGGGCGCGGGCCTACGGTCGTGAGCGCCTGCGAGTGATCAAACTCCAGCAGCGCGTGGCCGAGTTGGAGAAGAAGGTCGGCAAGGTCCGATCGTCTGAACCCGGACAGGGTGAAGGCACTTCGACCGCTACGCGCATTGCTCCTCGGAATGCCGAGGACGCGATCGACGAACTTCCGTCAGCCTATTAACGGGCGGCCTTGCGCCTGCCAGCAGCTGCTCGGCGTTGGAACTCTTCCGCGCCGAGCTTTTTTCTGCCGATGAAGGCCGCAAGAGCCTTAGGATCTTCGGCGCCTTGCTTCTTCAGCTTCGTGACCAGTTTGGCGTACTTCGTTTTCATAGAGTCACCAGGCTTTGCAGGACCAGTACTTGGCCGACAGTTTCGTACCCGGGTTATCGCAGCCATGCCGAGCGCGGAAGCTCTTCCGATGCTTCGGCAGGTGCTTCTTGATGCTCATCTTGGGATCGCCGAACCGGACGAGTCGCACCTTGCCACCTTCCTTCGCCAGCACAGCAGACTTCTTGGACGCGCCTGGAGTGGACTTGGGCTTGTTGTAGCCGGCGAACTTCTGGCCTCGGTAGGTGATCATTTGGTCTTTGGCAAAGCGTACCAGCCGGCCGGGATCTTCACCGTGGCCGGCCCGGACAGATTCCCCTCTCGATCAAACGCGTAGACCTTGGCGCATACCGGTTCTGCCAGCAGCACCGGGTCACCGTTTGGCACCAGGATCACCTTGGTTTGGCAACCCAGGCAGATTGGCAATACGATCAGCCAGATCAGTCTTGAGAGGTTTTGGTGCATTGCCGCCTTCAACTTTCGGTGCAGGCGTCTCCCGGAGGAAATCCAGGAGCGCCTTCACCAGCTGGTAAATCCAGTTCAAGCCGCAGGAGCCGCCGGCGGGGCCGGAGGAGTCTTGCGGTTCTTGTAGATCGACCAGGCGATGCCAGCCACCGTGATCACGGCGCCAGCAAGCTCGTTGGCCTGGTCAACGGTCACAAGGCCCTTGGCGACCAAAAAGCCGCCACCGAACGAAAGCCCGTGGCGGATGATGGATTTGATGGAGTCAGTCATTTCAGCCCGATCCTACCAAGGAGTTGAGCCAGCACAACCAAAACCCCAAGGCCACCAAACAGCTTCCACTGAAACTGCTTCAGGCCCTCGAGTGTGGATTTGATACCGTGGATGTCTGAGACCATCCCAGCGTCTTTGTCACCGATGATGGTCTCCAGTCTCACGATGCGAACTTCAAGGTTGTGTTGGGTCTCCTCCGGCATTTGAAGCGGTGGGTGCGGGTTGAGCGGACTGTGCGGCGGTGCTAGCAGCCAAAGCGATCTTGTCCTGGAGCGGGATTCCAACGCGACCGTTCTGGCTTCCGCCAGCGCGAATCGCAATCTCGATCAGCTGAACAAGGTTCTGGGCTTCGGTTTCCGTGATGTTAAGCGTGATGTTGCTCATGCGGCGTCAGTGTGTGTCACCGTCAAGCAGCTGGCAACTCCGGACTCGTCATGGGCAACATCGGAGGCACCGGATCAGGAGTAGGCGGAACCGGCGGCACCCACGGCAGCGGCAGCACAACCACGGGCGGGTTGATCTGGTTTTCGATCTGCGCGGTGACGTTGGCTTCGATGGCCGATTGATCGACTCCGTTGGCGAAGCACCAGTCCAGCACCTGCTGCTCGGTCAGATCAGGATACGGCGTGAAGCCCTCCGTAGGAGGCGCGAACGAGCAGGAGCCGTAGCAGGTGCCGCTGTAGCTGTCCTGCGAGCCGTTGCACCGCCAGTCGGCGGTGATGACGACATCGGTGAGAGTGCCTTCGGTCGGCTTAACGAGAAGGCGTTCGATGATCCAAGAGATGTTCATGTATTAGGCGAGTTTGGCTTCCAGAGCTTCAATGCGGGTCATGGCTTCCTGCAACGCTTTGATGGCAGCGTGATACAGGTCGGTCGTGTAGATGGTCTTGAGAGGAACTCCGTCTTCAGGAACCTCACCAAACCCTTCGTTTGACACAAACTCGGGAGCAACAGATTCGACCTGTTGAGCAATCAAACCGATGTTGTCGTCGCTGTGCGTCTGGTCCTTGTACTTAAACGTCACCACTTCAAGCGACTTGATCTTGTTCCAGTAAGAAGCCAGAGGCTTGATGTCTGTCTTGGTGCGAGCATCTGAAAGGTTGCTGTCGTTTGCTTGATAATTTGCCAGACCTCCGTTTGCGTAAATGAACGCACGAGAAGCAACGTTGTCGCTGCAAGCCAAAAACTCGTTTGTTGCATTGTTTGGAGCGGCATTTGAATATCGGATCTGGATTCCGTAGTTTCCACCAGACGAAGCCGTGTTGAATACGCGGGCAACATACAGAGAAAGAGCAGAACTGACATTGAGTCGTTCTTGATTGGAAGCACTCGTCGTCCCTACGAGCAAATTCCCACTCGCATCCAGCGTCATCGCCTGAGTGAAGGTGATGGCGGTATCAGCAACAGGAGTGT